ACCGGCTTTAATCCAGTCTTTCATGCCCCAGTCTGACCACTCTTTCAAGTGAGCCCATATATCTTTTAAAAGTTTCATAAAACCTCCTTTAAAAAAAACAGTCTACCTTAATAATTCAATGTTCGCAAGAATTACAATGACAGTCCGCTTTACTACAACAAGACCCTACTTCACTGCAATGACAGTCGTGTCCGCAGATTTTGCAGTCCACTAAAATAAGCCCTTAAAAGGAACCTTTTTAATTTGTGCTTTACTTCGTTGGCCTTTTGGTCCGGCACCTAGATTTTGTGTAACCTTCGGTCCTTCCATACTAGCCGTATATACATCAACAATTTTTTGTTCATTTACATGTTTCCCTGCATAAGGATTCATGTCTTTACTAACAGTCATCTTTGCATTGGGATATAAAGAACCATTAACATATTTTGGTTTTGGATTATTTAACGCCATGTTATCTCCTTTAGTGATAAGTTATTTGTTCAGTTTCTATTATAAAACTTTTATTTGCAAAATCAAACAAGATTTCTGCATCTTTTGCTCCAACCTCTTCTATAAGAATAAGTTTGGCTACATTTAATAAGGCCCCTGAAAAATCTATAGGGTTAATCTTTTCTTTTTCTATAAGATCTCTAGCTTTATTATACACCTCATTAATTAATTGATTTTCTTTAATTGTCATACTTCATCTTTTTTTGTTTAGTTTGGTCTTCCATTTTCTTTAAAGCTACCCTGGCTCTCATTTCAGCGATATCCTCTATAGAATCTATTTTTTGTTCTTGGAGATCTTCTTTTTGTTTAAACTTCATTTGATCTAAAGCAATTTTTTCCTTACCCTCATTCACTTTACGTTGAACATCGGAGGCCTGTATCTCTAATTCTTTTTCACGTAGTTGAACTAATTGGTCAGCGCCGTCTGCTTCAAGCATCTCTTGCTCTTCTGCTACCATGTTATTAGTCATCTCAGCGATACGCACAGCTATTGCTGATTCTAATTGCGCTTGCATTTGTTTCATTTGTTCTTGCGCCTGCGGGTTCTGTGCCATCATAGGATTTTGCATTTGCGCTTGCATTTGTTGTAGTTGAGGGCCCATTTGTTCCATAATCTCTTGTCTTGCTAATAGTGCCACATGTTCAGAGATGTGTCCCTGTAATAATGCAAGAACTTGTAAATTACTTTTAACAAGAGAACTTGACATAAACGCCCTGTGTGCATCTATGTGCGCTTGATGATCTTGACCTTCAAACGCACGTAGAGGTTTCAACCCTAGAGCCATAGCGTTTTCAATGCCGGGATCAACAGGTTGAGGTTGGGGAGGGGGAGGGAGTAATGCCTCAATATTCTGAACATTCAATGCTTGATACATACGGCGGTATGCCTCATAAAGATTGTGTTGTTCAGGTGCTGCTTGTGCCAACTGCAATTGCATTTGAGCCAAAGCCACACGTTGAGACATTGAAAACATATTAGGATCAGAAACAGGGATGACATCAACACGGCCATCGAAGTCTGTTTGCTTGATCATTTGATTGCCACCCACCACCATGTATGGATACTCGGGAGGGAGAAAAGTTCCAAAAACTTTTGCTAATAATTTAAATTCATGCTTTTGAGCATAGTGCAAACGTTTATGGATGGCGCTCATAACTTTAGCACCTTGTTCCATCATAGCTAGGGTGGTTCCAACTGGAGCATTTGTATTAGTCTCCGAAATCTTTATGTCTGCTATTGCTGCAAATTTTTGTCCAGCATCTACACAGAAACCTAATAATGAAAATAATGTTTGATCGGGTCCTTTATAAGGAAGAGGCATTAACCCTGAGCGTAAGTCACCGCTCGGTGCATCTATATCTCTAAATTCTCCTGGCTGTAACGGCGTATCGTCATCAGCAATCCTAATTCCTCTGGCTTTAAATCCTGCTGGTAAATTTGATAACGTTCCGGCGTCAATAAGCTGACGAAGCGTGGAGGTAGCCGTTCTTGATAAGCCCCCGAGCATATGGATAAGACCAAACCCATAAAAACCCAGGCCTGGAAGAAACTTATAGTGTACAAAGTATTCGATTTTTTTTCTAAGGGGGTCGTCTTCTTTATAGTTTCTGTAAATAGATAAAACTTTATTGGAACCCTCATCAACAGTAACGACATATGGTACCTTAATACCAGTAGATTCCCCAGATTCTGCATCTTGATCTTCGAATCCTTCTATGTCTAAATCGCAATGTATTTCAAATAGAGTATAAACGTTTTCTTCGTAAGAAACTTTGTTGACTCCCTCTAATTGGTTGTATTTTTTCTGTATGGAGGTTTCTTCGTTGCTTGCTTGTACGTCAACATCCCTATAAAACCCTGCAACCTGCTGTTTTAACAAATCATTCTCTGAAATTTTTACAATATGTGTTACACGTTCCGCTGATTGTAGGTCTGTTGCTAAATAATTTACTACTAAATCCTCACTTGGTATAAATTTTGCTACCGCTGCTTGTCTTGTAGCATCATAATAAACTTTTTTGAACGCTGATCCTGCAAGTGGAAGGTGAAATAACAACTGATCCATGTCTGGTGTGTATTCTTGCATCTTATCGGTGATCTGATAGTTCATATAATCTTGAACTCTGTCTGCCTGTGCTACAATTTCCGGTGTTTCTACTCCTAAAATGGTAGTTTTTACGGGGCCCGACGGGGGTAATAGCTCTTTAAAAGCTTGTGCTTGAAATTGTGTTACTGATTCTGCCAACATTGGGTGTGTTACACTGCTCGCTCCTTGAAAAGGCTCTGATCTTTCCTGATATTTAAAGCCTAATAGGTCTAATCCCTTGGTATATGAGAACTCCCACTCGTGCCGTGATTCACGGTCCGCCTTAAATTCACCTACTATATCAGTAGATATGTCTGTTAAAATATTATCTGTTAAAAATTCTGCTAAGTTATCTGCGAATTCTGGAACACCATCTATGGCTGACGGGTCAAAGTCAATAACCGCACCACCCTCATCTGTTTCTTGTACATCTATTTCTTGATCAAATTGTTTTTCAAAAGGAGAAACTTCAATTCCTACTCGCGCTTCTTCATCAATTGTTAAATCGGGATTAGCTACCCCTGTAATTCTTTTATCGACAGCCATTATCTTCTTGCCTTTCCATAGCCACGTTTAGCTAAGCCACCTGATTTCATTTTAATAACGGAACCTTCTGCTGAACCCTTGGCTGCTGCACCGGGGATCGTGGACCCTTGAGCACTGCTCTTGGCTTTTGCTCCTTTAATCACGGAACCCTGTGCTGAACTTGACACATTTCCGCCATCTTTGTAATTTGAATTAATTGATTCTAATTCTGCCCTAAGAATCTGTATTTGGTCATCATCACCAATTGCTCTAGCATCATCTAATAAATCTCGTAGTTGCTTGACTCTCGTATCTTTTTTCCCCATACCGTTCCTTATGCTTGTAGCTGTTTCTTTTTCTTTTTCTTCATCATAGCATTAAATCCTGTGGGTTGCACGAATTTATAATATGACGATTTTGGATTCATAAAAGAAGGAGGAGCTTTTTGTTTTTTCTTTTTCTTCTTCTTAGGTTCTTGGACCGTGAATCCTGATATGTAACTCATTAGTAATACTCCAATAAAGTTGATGGTGGTACATGCGGAGGATCCTCATAATCTTCTGGATGCACGGCCAATCCAACTTGACGATATCTCATTAATGCTTGTGTCATGCTATCAACTAAATCGTCATGCTCACCATAAGGGAAAGCTGCGCATTCTTCAACTAATTCTTCTGCCCACTTATCATCTGTACGCCATACCTGCCCTGCTTCAAATAATGTGGAGACTGAGTTTACTCTCACATGTTTATCATTTCCACGACTTGGTGTAAAATTAACAACAGGAATACCAAAGCGCCTTAGTTCTTGGGTTAGGGGTGTTCCACTTGCTTTCTGCTCAATGATGATTGTTTCAGGTTCCCAGTATTGATATTGCTCAATTGCTTTTGTTTTTAATTCTGGAAAGTCCCAACGACCTTTCTCCACATCTAGCAAAATTATATTAGGGGTTATCTCATCGTGGAGGAATACACCCCACGTTGTAATAGCTGAAAAGTCTGCGGTTTCCTTTTTACTAAAAGCTGTGTCATATGATTGAATAATATGTTGTAATTTAGGGAGCCTAGGCTTATCCCAAATCTTCCAGTACTCTCGTTTGATAATGGAACCTTCTTCCGATGTAGGATTCTGTTGCCACTGTGCATTCCATTTAGCCACGGACAACGAAGCTTTAACTGACTCCAGCTCTTCTAGTTTCCAATACTGTGGCCAGACAGGTTTTTCTGTAGGCAAGATAGCAGGAAACTCAATCACGTCCCACTGATCTGCTTTTAAATCTGATTGGGCTTTCATCAATTGCCCTGTCAAGTCTTTTGTTGACCACCTTGTCATAACAATAACAATCTTGCCTCCTGGTTGAAGACGCTGCCGTGGTCCTGAGGTATACCACTCATAAGCATTATCCATTGCTGTTTCTGATAATGCATCTTGCTCACTGTGGGGATCATCAATAATTAATAAATCTGCACCCCTACCTGTGATGGCTCCACCAACTCCTGCGGCAAAATACTCTCCCCCCTTGTTTGTTTCCCATCTTCCTGCAGCTTTAGAATCTTGGGATAATTTAATGTCATCAAAGATATCTTGGAAAGAAGGCTCCTCCATTAAGTTACGAACCTTACGACCGAAGCGGTAGGATAGTTCAGCAGTATGTGTTGTTTGAATAATCTTGAGTTTCGGATTACGGCCCATCATCCACGCAGGAAATAAGAAAGAAGCAAATTCTGATTTTGTATGTCTGGGTGGCATGTTTACAATTAATCTTTTAATTTTACCGTCGGCTAATGCTTGAAACTTTTCTGCGATTTGTATGTGGTGGGGTCCCTCTACAAAGTCAGGCCAGACTTGTTTTACAAATTTTAAATAATTTTCTTTTGCTAAATTTTTATAATCAAATGTTTTTTTACGAAGTAATAACTTTTTTTGTAATATGTCTAATTCACTCGGACTTAAATTATCAAAATTAGTTAGCCTCTTAAAGGTATTAAGATCTGCCATCCGATGTCTATACCATAAAGTCTGTATGAGTAAAATAGTATATATACTAAGTATAGATAGTCCTACGGTCTTATTTAGGGGTGCCCCCCTTTTCGATTTTTTCCAGGGGCAAAACCAGGATCACAGGACCCCTACAAGGTATAGAACAAATCAAAGTTATACACAGTTAATTAAACTAATTTAAATTAACTTGTAATAAAAAAGAATTAAATTCGTTTACTTATTATACAACAATATGGGATATTAATCGTCCTATATAATATAACAATTAACAAAAGGAATGTGAATATGAATAAACAATTAAGAGAAATACTTTCAGCCTCTTCAATGTGGAACGACCTTGAATACATAGAACAAGAGAGAATAATAAATACCTTGTTAGATATAATTAAAAGACAATATTGCCTTAATAATAATAAATAGTAAATTCGCTATTATTTTGTATACATGGGATAAGTTATAGCTTAATAAGATTATATAAACTAATCATAAGGAGTGAATATATGTTTATAAAAAAGAATGTTAAACGAAGTATAGGTGCTAGTTTATTTTCTGCTACTTGGATTAAAGCAGATGGCAACCCTAGAACTATACTAGGTAAATTACCCACTAATGAAAAGTTTTTTAATGGTGGAGAATTAAAAGGAGATAGAAGACATTTATTAGAAACAATAGATGTAACAATATTAAGAAAAAACAAAGACCCTAAAAAGTCTTGGAGGTCTGTTAATCTTACGACTTTAACAAGTCTTAAAATAGGGGGTGTTGAATGGATAAAGTAGTTTTTCATTTTGTTCTAGAATTTAGTGAAATTGAAACAAGGATTGAATGGGGTGTTAATAAAACCTTCACTGTGTTTAGTGGTGAAACAGAAAAAGAAACTTTTACTGATGATACAGTTGAAAATATTAGTGATGCTGAAAGAGTGGCAACAGAACATTTTGAACAAATGGAAAGTGATTTTAATCTTGAACAAGCTATAGATCATGCCGACATCATGAGAAAAGAATATTAACTAAACAAAACAAAGCCCCTAATTATTAGGGGCTTTAAATTCTAATTAGGAGTGATTATGAATAGAGTTGATGAACAAGCCTACAAACTAGTTTTAGAAAAAGAGGATGCTAGTATTGATTTAATCGCAAGTGATAATGATAAATTAAGACAAAGTATTTTTGATATGAAACACATGGGGAAAAATAAATTAGTTTTAAGTCATGATGTATCACAATTAAATCCAATAGATAAACTAGAGGTTTTAAAACTTGTAAGAGATTTTAAAACCTTTACTAGTGGAGATGACCCATGGGGCGAACATGATTTTGGCTCATTTAATTTCAAAGATATTAAATATTTTTGGAAAATTGATTACTATGATAATGATTTAAAATTTCATAGTGAGGATAAGCTTAATGCTGAAAAAACAATTAAAGTTTTAACAGTATTAAGAGCAAGTGAGTATTAACTAAACAAAACAAAGCCCCTCATTATGAGGGGCTTTAAATTCTAATTAGGAGTGATTATGTTTAAGGCACATTGGGTTATCTTATATTTGTTTGCTTGTTTCATAGCTTTATATATTCCACATTGGGTATGATTAGAGTAGCATTTATTTTTATTCTTGGGTCATTTGTATTGGTACAAATGGCTCATCTATTTTAAACAACAAGGCACAAGGAGGATCAATGATTAAATTAATATTAAAACTATTTAGCTTGGTAAACAGAATAAAATATAACAAGGCACAAGGATTAAGGCTCAAGGCACAAGAAAAAAAGATTAATTATGTTTGGCTTTATATGATGAGTCATCAAAACATAGGAGTAATAGGAGTATGTGCCAGGAATAGGCAGCTGGATGTTAGAGGACCTGATAATGGTTAAAGGCTCAAGAAAAAAAGCCCTGAGCTGCACGCACAAGGGCTTAAAGGGATCAAGGGGTATATTAATACCCCTTATTTTTTTTTATTTTACCAACTTGCTTCGTAATGAATAGAGAACCAATCTCCATGTTGAGATTTCTCCACTAATTTTTTTTTCAACCATGTAGAAGCATCCCTGAATATTTTGATGTTTTCTTTTTTTTCTTCTTCATGATCCTCGCTAGATCCAAAGAAGCAACCTTCCGTATATGGAAGATCATTTAATTCTATGGCATTAGCAATTTGATTTAAGTTTTCAGGTGTTAACTCAATAGGCCTACAATCATCCTCACCTTCATTAAAAGTCTTTACGATATACCCATGCAAGTTTGGATGCTTTCGCCAATATGCAATCTCCAATTCAGTAGCTTTTTTCTTAAAGCCTTCAACTGTTTCAAGTTCACGAACTCGCATTTTTTTACTTTCATCATAAGTGATACCACTATGATAAACTCGACTATTTAAATACATATCTAAACCCATAATTTACTCCTTTGTTAATGGTTAAATAATAGATTGACTTTATATGTTAATTATCCCATAGTCAATTATTAATTAAATATATAGGAGTGTATATGAAAACTAGAATTGAACACAAAAAAGAATGGGGCAGCCTGGCAAGAAAATTTCTTGTTGGTAGAAAAATAGTTGGTGTTTATTATATGTCTGAAGAAGAAAATGAAGAAATTTTTGGAGAAGACCAAAGCACTAATATTAAAATAATTTTTGATGATGGTAATTGGATCACAGCAAGTCAAGATGATGAAGGA